GATAACGCTTGGACACAACACCGAGCGCGTCGTTGTTGTCGCTGCGGAACAGGACGTGCTGGTCAGGCAGCTTGATCAAGCTGTCGGTCGATGCGTCGCGTGAGACTGCGTAGCGAATCTCGCTGCGGCGAATTCTCCAGTCCATCCCTGCGGCAACGCGCCATGTATCGAGGTCGGTACCGTCAGCCAGTGCTTGGCCAAGACCGTGCCACGGTGTGCCGTCCGAAGCCAGATAAGCAAATTCGACGCGGCCATCAGCGTGGGTAGTGAGTTCGTGTGACATGTGTATCTCCTAAGTGATTACTGCCATCCGGGCAGCACGGGTTTCCTAGACCGTCCGGGGGACGGTTTCGACCGGTACCACCCGGTCTCATCAGTAGGGGTCGCAAAACGAACAACCAACCTCACCGCATTTCCGTTCAATCGCGGTGTAAGCCCGAGCAAACGACTCGGCCTCGGCCTCGGTGGTGCAGCGTTCGAGCGTAGTGCCTCTGCCGCCCCGCCACTCGACCACGGCCCAAAAGGGCCGGCAGTCTTCGTCGTCGTAGTATTCGACGGTGTATCTCATACGACCTCCGCAACAGGGTAAAGGTTTGAGCTTGTGCCGATCAGTTCGCCTTCCATCACTTTGAACAACAGATACTTGGCACGGTTGAGCGTTTTCCGAGCGCCTTCGACATCGTCGAACGCCATCTGTTCTTGGGCGTCTGACATCAGGCCGGCGATGATCATGTTTGCGCCAGACAGTTTGTAACTGACGCAGCTAGTCACTGAATCAACGAACTTGGCCATGTCGCAGCCATACACTTGCATGTCCCTATTCATATAACCTCCTCAATAGGTGCGAAAGCCACGGTGTAGCCAAGGTCCTTGATCTTGTTAAGAACAGGCCGGGTCAGTGTCTTGGTGTTAGCGATGGCGGCGAACAGCTTTGCTTTCTCACAGACCGGGTAATACTTGGTCTCGCCGTACACATCTTTGCGGCTGATGATGATTTCCATAATGAACCCCCTCGTTTGGTCAGGCACTTGTCGGCAGCCTGTTACGCCGCGAAAAGCCAGCACGCTGGCCTTTCGATCGCTTCGCACTCGCTGCACTTGCGGTACAGGTCCAAGCGGTCTGCCGGTGGTTCCTTGTGTTCATCACACCTAGATCAGAACTCCGGTGGTTCCCTTTTTCTATCCCGCTGGTTCCTTCGCGGCGCTACTGAATGCATCTACTACAGTTCCAATGGTAGTGACAGTGACAGGCTGTGTCAACTACTATTTCACATGTTGTTAAAAAACAACAACAGCTGTTTGTTTGACCCGCGTTTTTTGGGCCAAAAAATTTTTGAAAATCACCGCTTGACATGCAAAAACGAAAAGACTAGACTTTTTGCGGGACCTTGCGCCCAAAATTTCTTTGCAAAACCACTGAAAAGCCGCTCAACCGTAGCGGCTTTTTGCTTTTGGGAGCCATGATGGAACGGATCACAATCGAAGTTGCTGACGATGGTCGCGTGACCGTCACGGCTGAGAGCCCCGGCGAAGCCGGAGACGAAATGGAAACGATGGACTTTGACTCAGTCGAAGAAGCGGTTGGCGCTGTGCGTGAACTGATGACCGACGCAGTCGAAGACGCTGGCGAGATGGAAGGCGGCGAGCCTGACATGGAAACCATGTGGAACGAAGAGGCATCAAAGCGTCCGCCTCAATCAAACCTTATGACCTGACCAAGGAGAACACCATGCAAGATTATTCAAATCCAAAAAGCCGCAACGAAATGCGTGCTGTTGGCGAGAAGCTGAAGTCCGGCGCGCCAATCGGCGGTGGCGGTAACCAAAACCAAGGTAAGGGCGAACTGCCTGCCAAAGTGTCGGTGCCTATGCCCGGCACGAACGCAACGCAGCCCCCGTACAAAGGCGGCATGAAAAAGAACGTGCCCGGTTTTGGCGGCGGTGTGATCGAAGGCAAGATCAACGTCTAATGCCTAGCACATCTGCCAAGCAGGCCCGTCTCATGGCGGCCGCTGCGCACAATCCTGAGTTTGCCAAAAAGGTGGGCGTGCCACAAAAAGTGGCGCAGGATTTCAACGCGGCCGACAAGGGCGGCGGGCTTTTACGGAGCGCGATGCAAGATGGCCAGAAAAAAAGACGCGGCAAGGCTTGACGAGTTGAACGGTGCACCACCGAAGCTGGCTTCGTCTGCAGACCTGCAGGCTGCCGGCCCCAAGGGCAACCGTCGTCACGCCATCGAGTCCAGCACTGGCAACAAACATCCGCTAAAGATCAATCTCAAAGCAGTCTCCGAGGCTCTGGTGGAAGAGGGGCTCGATCCAGCGATCGAGTTCGCGCGCATTCTCAAAGGGCGCCCCCTTTTCGATGAGGACGGCAACCCGATAATTGACCCTGCCACAGGGCAACCGTTGCGCCGATACGCGATCGACGAAGATGTTCGAGCGCGCATGCTGTCAGAGATTTTGCAATACACGCAGCCGAAGCTGAAGGCAGTTGAAGTCAAGCTGTCCGGCAGTCTGGAGTTGACTAGCGAACAGCTGGACCAGCGACTGGGCGCGCTACTGCAAAAGGCGATGAAGTGAATCTAGCAAACATCGACATCACGAAGCTGAGCGAAGACGACAAGCGCGAGTTGTATGATTTGCTGCGGTTGAAAGACATCCGCGCAAAACGCAATCGCCTGTCAACGTACAAGCCCTACGCCAAACAGATGGACTTCCACGCGGCCGGGGCGAGCTTTCGTGAGCGCTTGTTCATGGCAGGTAACCAGCTAGGCAAGACGTGGGCCGGTGCGTTTGAAGCTGCGATGCACGCAACCGGGCGCTACCCTGCTTGGTGGACCGGCCGCCGCTTCCCATATGCGACTCGAAGCATGGTTGGGTCCGAATCTGGCGAACTGACTCGAAAGGGCGTGCAGCGTTTGCTGCTTGGGCCGCCTGAGATTCGGGAAGAGTGGGGCACCGGCGCCATACCGTATGACTGCGTGCGCGATACCAGCATGAAGGCCGGCGTGCCTGACGCCGTGTCCAGCATTGTGGTGCGCCACGTGTGTGGCGAAGACAGCGTAATCCAATTTAACTCATACGATCAGGGCCGCACGAAGTGGCAGGCTGACACGGTCGACTTCGTCTGGTTTGACGAAGAACCGCCACCGTCGATTTACTCTGAAGGTTTGACGCGTACAAACGCAACCAACGGTCTGGTGTTTGTGACGTTCACGCCATTGCTGGGTATGTCCGAGGTCGTCAAGCGCTTCTTGCTGGAGAAGCCGCAGAGCGCTACGACGATCACGATGACGATCGACGATGCCGAGCACTACACGCCCGAGCAACGTGCAGCGATCATCGCGTCTTACCCTGAGCACGAACGTGAGGCCCGGGCCAAGGGCATTCCGATTCTGGGGTCTGGCCGGGTGTTCCCGATTGTCGAGGACGGCATCAAGGTGCAGGCGTTCCCGATCCCGCCCCACTGGCCGCGCATCGCTGGCATCGACTTCGGTATCGACCATCCCACCGCTGTGGTGTGGATGGCATGGGACCGTGACGCTGATGTGCTGTACGTGACTGATTGCTACCGCGTCAAAGACCAGTCGCCGATCATGCACGCCGCCGCTGTTCGTGCCCGGGGTGAGTGGGTGCCAGTGGCTTGGCCGCACGACGGTCTGCAGCGCGACAAGGGTTCCGGCGAACAACTGGCAAAGCAATACCGTGATCAGGGCCTAAACCTGACCAAGGACCGCGCCACGTTCGACGATGGCAGTAACGGCCTTGAAGCCGGTGTGGCCGAGATGCTGGCCCGCATGCAGACCCAGCGCTTGAAGGTCTTCGCGCATTTGCAGGACTGGTTCGAGGAGTTCCGTCTGTATCACCGCAAGGATGGTTTGATTGTGCGGTTGACGGATGACTTGATGTCTGCAACCCGTTACGCGATGATGATGCGCAGATTTGCAAAGACGCAGGAAGAAGCAGAAACTCGTCTTCGCCGCAACACCATGCCCGCGCCAGACCTGTCGTTTGGCGTGCTTGATCAAGACATGGGGTATTGAGATGCCTGAAGCCAAAATCGCCAAAGACCCGCATGGGTATCCAGTCGATCTGAAACGCCCCATCGTCACTGACAAAGAAGGGGTTCACACTGAAGTGTCGATCACTGAAAAGATCGGCGACAAATACGTGAACCTGCCCAGCGTTTGGAATGGCAAGCGTTTGGACCCAAGGAAGAACGAAGACTATGCCGAGATCATGCGCAACTACGAATCGGAGAAAAGCCGTGGCTGGAAATTCCCGGAATTCAAAGATGAAAAATCGGCTGTAGACGCAGCCATAGCCCGATCAAATTACATTGGCAAAGTTCGTCGCAAAGAAATTCTTGACGCAGAGAAGCGCATGTGGGATGACGAGGCTGCCAAACGCAAACAGGCAAAGGATTGACCATGGCACAGAATCCATTTAACCCGGCCACCAACACGGCCAACATCATGTCATCAATGACACCGCAAACGGATCAGTTTGCGAACTTTAGCGGCCAGAACAACCCCTTCAATCCGCAGCCGCCAAAGCCCACCAGTATTGCAAACGTCAGCGGCAATCAGTTCAAGCTGAACATGCCGGGGGTCTCTGAACAGCCGGACCTGTCGCGCGCCCCTTCAGCGGAACCTACGGTCAAACCGGTGTCGATGGATGCCGGGGTATCCAGCGGTATGGCTGCGCCGAATCCTAGCGCCCCAGCGCCGGCCATGGCACCGCAGGCGTACTCCACCCAGTCAACCCAAGCAGCACAGCAGACAGGCTTGATCCGTGGCGCTGTGAGGCCCGTATAACCAAGGAAGCACCCTATGCAAAACCAAATTGAAGCCGTGGACGTCGACATCGAAGTTGAGTACGAAGACCCGGAAGAGCAGCGCGCCAAACTGGAGGAGCGGCTTCAGGTGTTCGGGCACAACCTGTCCAAGCAACGGGATGAATGGGTTCGCAGCCGCTACGCCTATGGCGTAGACAAGCGCTGGCTGCAAGATGAGGATCAGTACAACGCGAAAGACAACATCAACAAAGCCGCCAGCCAGATGATGACATCGGTTGAGCAAGGTTATCCAGTTACAACGCAAGGCGCTAAGCCGCATCGTTCGACGGTCTTTATCGGTATGACGCGTCAAAAGACGAACGCCGCCGAAGCACGACTGGCCGACATCCTGTTGCCCACAGATGACCGCAACTGGGGCATTCAGCCTACGCCAGACCCGTACTTGTCACAGATGGCCAAGGACAGCCGACTGGTTGACCAACTGCCACCACAGATCAGTGCCCGGTTCGGCCAACACCTTGGGATGGGGGCGCCGATGCAAATGCAAGCGCCTATGCCACAGGGCCCGATGCCTACGCCGGCTGCAGCACCGATAACGGTCCCCGGTCAACCGCCTGAGCAAGGTATGCCAATGCCGGGCAATGTCACACAGATGCAGCCGCCACAAAAGCTGCGGATGAAAGACATCGCGCGGGAAGTGATGGACTTGGCCCAACGTAAAGCCGATGCGATGACCCGCGAGATCGACGACCAGCTAGTCGAGTGCGACTTCAACGGCGAGCAGCGCAAAATGATCCACGACGCTGCCGTGTTGGGCACCGGCGTGCTGAAGGGCCCGATCGTGATCAACCGCGTGCGGCGTGCATGGCGCCCATACACCGACATGTCGGGCGCTACCATCCACCAAATCGAGGTCGTCGAAGAGCGCAGCCCAGCTACCTTCCGTGTCGATCCTCGCAACGTGTGGCCTGATCCTGCATGCGGTGAATCAATCCACAACGGCAAGGGCGTTTACGAACGCGAGCAGCTGACCGCCAAGCAGATTCGCGATCTGGCCAAGCAGCCCGGGTACATGAAAAATCAACTGCGCAAGGTGTTGGAAGAAGGCCCGAAGAAGTCTGCCACCATGGAAGAGCTGAAGGATGAAGATCAGCGCGACATGACCAAAGACATCTATGAGCAGTGGACTTATTGGGGTGAGGTTGAATACGATGACATGATTGCCGCAGGCGTAAACCCCGGCGAGCATGACGAGCTGCGCACCATCAGTGCTTGCGTGGTAATGATCAACAGCACCGTGGTTAAAGCATTTTTGAACCCGCTTGAAGGCGGCGACCTGCCGTACGACTTCTACGTTTGGGAGAAGGTTGCCGGCTCAGTGTGGGGTTACGGCATCCCTTACCTGATGCGCAGCCAACAGAAGGTCCTGAACGCTGCATGGCGTCAAATGATGGACAACTCCGGCGTCAGTTCAGGCCCGCAGATTGTCGTCAAACCCAGCGTCATACGGCCTGCCGACAAACAGTGGCAGCTGTCAGCGCGAAAGATTTGGTACGCGACAGACGACATGGACGACGTGCGCAAAGCGTTCGCGACGTTCGAGTTCAACAGCCACCAGACAGAGCTGGCCGGCATCATCAAGATGGCCACCGAGTTGGCAGACGCCGAGACCGGTGTGCCGACCATCACGCAAGGCGAGAAGGGCGCAGCGCCAGACACGGTTGGCGGTATGCAGATGCTGATGAACTCTGCAAACGTCGTGCTGCGTCGATTGGTCAAGCAGTTTGATGACATGGTGACCAAGCCACACATCCGTCGCTATTACGACTACAACATGCTTTACAACGAAGACGAAGAGATCAAAGGTGATTTCACCGTCGACGCGCGCGGTACCAGCGCTCTGTTGGTGCGCGACATCCAGAATCAGGCATTCCTAAACCTGCTGGCCGCCGGTGCAAACCCTGTGTATGGCATCTATCTCGACACGAAGAAGCTGTTTGAGAAAGCACTGCAAGCGCAGCACATCGACCCGGCCGAAGTTTTCAAACCTGAAGAAGAGATCGACCAGATCATGGAAGCGCAGAAGAAAGCAGCTGAACAAGGCCCGGGCCCAGACCCGCGCATCGAAGCTGCGAAGCTGCGCGCTCAGGCGGATATGCAGAAGGTCCAAGTACAGAACCAAGGCGACCTGCAAGAGCTGCAGCTGCGTCAGGCAATTGCAGAGCAAGAAGCGCAAATGCGCATGGCTGAGATGCAGATGATGCGTGAGATCGAGATGCTGAAGATGGCCAACCAGCAGAACATCACACTGGAAACCATCAAGGCCCAGCTGGCTGACACTGCGATGAAAGAACGCAGCAAGAAGGAGCTGTTTGCAGCTGAACAGCAGCTGCGAATTCAGACCGGAGCAGGCATCTGATGGGCGGCAAAGTTCTCAAGCGCGAACTGGAAAGCTACGAAAAGGCTTACCAGCAATATTTGCGCCGCGTCCGCGACTACAACAAAGAGTCGAAGGAATACAACAAAGCGGTCGAGTATTACAACGCGTCATTCGTGATGGACGAGAATGGGAACAAGCTGGTCTATACGCCGGACAATCAGCTGATGGCGATCAACAGCGAAGGCAATATTGTTTCGGCCAAGTTGCCCAAACCTGAACCGGTGCAGACCACTACACAGAATCAGTACGGCATGGGGCAAACGCAGACCACGTATACGCCGCCGAATCCATACGAGCCTACCAGCGGTGCCTACGGTTCTCGTTCGCTTCCTGCGGGTGTTCAAACACTGGACGTCGGCGGCGGTTACAAAGCGCCACGGTCCTATGCGGCTGAAGCGCCCGGCGAGATGCCGGCGCAGCCGGCACCGCTAAGTATGCAAGCGCCGGACCCCACCCGGGCCCAGCTGCAAAAAGTAAATCAAGCCAATTGGTCCGACATAGAGCGCGGCCTGATTGGCCAAGTCATCAGGTCTAGATAACAAAAAAATAATGTTGCATAAATCTGACACTTGGATATAGAATTGGCGCAGGGCCCTTGCGCCCTAATTTTTTGAGGGAGCCGGTGAAAGCCGGCTTTTTTATTGCATGAGCGATTATCAATCTGCTACGTGGCACATGTTGCGCCGCTGGGCTGAAGCCCAGCTGCAGGCTTGCCGCGAAAAGAACGACGCTGTGGGGCTCTCCGACCTAGACACAGCTGTCCTGCGGGGCGAGATTCGCATGCTGAAAAGATTTCTCGACTTGCCCAATGCGGCAACTCGGGGTGTGGTGGCTGAGCCGGACGAATAGTCCCGCTTGGTCGTATGAAGTAAACCGCCTCGGCGGTTTTTAAATGGAGAGCAATGTGGAAAATCAAAATCTGACAACGGAGGAAGCGCAGGATATTTGGAATGAAGAGGCCGCAAAACTCGAAGCCGACGATACGTCGTCCGCTGTAGGGGCATTGGCCAATGTGCCGGATGAAGAACCGCCACAGATTCAAACCGAAGAACCTGAAAATGCTGTTGAGGCAGCAGCTGAACCCGAGCCGGAAGCTGATCCACTGGCTGGACTTCCTGAAGTCGTCAAAGCCAAATTGGCAGAGATCGATTTATTGAAGCAAGCCAATGCTCAACTGCTGCACCACGTTAAGACTACTGAAGGTCGCGTGGCCGCAATGCAGCGTGAGGCCGAGCAAGCGCGACGTGCCCAACAAGTTGTTGGTGACACGGCAGCGCCAACGCAAGGACAGATCGCTGCCGCTGCAAAGAACCCTGAAAAATGGGAGCAGCTCAAGCAGGATTTCCCTGAATGGGGTGATGCAGTTGAGGAGTTTGTAAATTCACGTCTTGGTAATGTGCAACAGCAACAGGCTCTGTCACCGGAACAGGTTGCGAACTTTGTGCAAGCAAAGGTTGCTGAGACCAAAGCTGAAATGTCCAAACTTATGGAAGAGGCCCGAATCGAGGGTAAGTACGAGAACTGGAAAACGGTCGTTAACACGCCAGAATTCGCCCAGTGGTATGCCGTACAAAACCCGGAGATTCGTGCTTTGGCTGACAGCACTTCGTCACGGGACGCAATTCGCATGCTGGACATGTTCCACGAAACGAAGAAGCGTTCCGCAGCGGATATCAAGCAAGAGCGGGAGCAGCGTCTAGCTGCAGCTGCGACAGGTAAACCCGGTAACACACCGCCGCCCAAAACTTTGGACGACATGTCACCGGAAGAACTTTGGAACTATGAAGCCGCAAAGCGCGAGAAAACCCGAGCGCAACGCGGATTTTAATCATTGAAAGGAAATAGCAATGACTATTCAAAATTACTCCACCGTAGCGTCGCGAAACCTAATTCGCGCCGCACAAGGCATGCTGGAGCATGCACAACCCATCACCGTTCTGGGCGACTTCGGTACCCAGCGCGAGATGCCTCAGAACTCGACAGACACGCTGGTCTTCCGTCGTACGCTGCCGTTCGGCGCATCGACCACTGGCACCGTGATCGAGGGCTCCAACCGCTACGTCGGCACCCCAAACATCCAAGCATCGAACTTCGTGCTGGCTGAAGGCGTGACCCCGAACGCCAACACGATCAGCTTCCAAGACGTGTCGGTGCAACTGCAGCAGTACGGTATTCTGTTCAAGTACAGCTCGAAAGTTGAGCAGCTGTACGAAGACGACATCCCCGGCGAAATGGTCAAGCTGACTGGCGAGACCCTTGCTGAAGTTATGGAGATGGTCCGTTACGGCGTTCTGAAAGCAGGTTCGACTGTTATCTACGCAAACGGTTCCAGCCGTTCTGGTATCAACACCGCTATCAGCCTGAACGCTCTGCGTAAAGCAGCTCGTACACTGGAATCGAACCGTTCGCGTC